TTGCGAGGAAGTGGAAGTTTTTCATTTAGCTGGGAACGTATTCGACGCCGCTGATATTCAGCGTGCAGGCGAGGCCATCGGCGTAAAGCTGCGTGCCGGGCTCCAACTTGTGATTGATTACTTCGGGCACAGCGATGGTTGCGCCAGCGCTGACCGCCTTACTCGCTATCTTCGTCGGCGAGCCCGCGGCGCCCCCGGTCGGGACCTTGTAGATATTCACCGTCACGACGGCGCCAGTCGGATTGCACACGCTGGCTGCATGGATGGCGCCATAAGTGGAGGTTGGCGCGGTGTAGTAGGAAGCGGCGCTGCCCGTCAGGGTCTGCCCTGCCACCATTTCGCGGTATTTCGTCGTCATGCTTTAGCCTCGCGCATAGACTTTGGACACGCCGACCGGAATAGCTGACGTGAAGGTGATCGTGTTGCCTGAAACGCTGTACTGGTCCGTCGCCTGAAATGTGCCGTCGAAGTGCACGAGCACCGCCGCGGCTGACGTGTAGCCCTTCGAGAGCGTCAGCGTCGTGGTTGTGCCAGGTATGAAATTCGTCCCGGCGGTGAAAATGTCCTCGACTGGATCGACGGCGAAAACTGGCACTGAGACAGGTTCTGGCGCGAGATCCGCAAGAGAGGGCTGCCATGCCACCGCGGCGGGCGCATCCTGCGCGGGCGGGGACGGCGGATAAGGCGCCTGCGCGTCAATCAGCGGCGTGTAATCGATCTGCTTGACTGGTGTCGGCGTGCCTGTGCCGCCAGTGCGCTCGAACAGTGCGAGCAGGAATGCCCACCATACGGGGCTGATAGGCTCGGGCCTGCCGACAAGAAATGAAGCTCCAGGCTGCGGGATGTTGCTGTTCGTGGAGTTGCTCACGTGCGCGACCTCGACACGTCCACCCATGCGCCGTTCAGCGCGGTCTTCACCGGCGCCGACCACGACAGTTCGAACACGCGATCACGCGCGTAGCCGAGCCGCTGGAACTGGATGGAGGTCAGGTATTCCCCGACCTTGCCGAGGCTGCCTTGAACGTAATTGCCCCAGCTTCGGCCGCGGTCATCGCTCCAGCGCAACCGGATTTCTGGCTCGGCCGAGTCATCGGGCAGCCCATTACCGACTTCCATGTCCGCAATGAACTGGCGGAACATCACGCGGTTACCGTCGGCGCCTAGGATATGCGGGAACGCGCGCACGTATTCAATCGTGGCGCCGTTGTCCGTGTAGTTGTTCTGGTCGAGCATGTAGACCATGCCCGTCTGCCAGTCGCCGACGAGATTCCGGCCGCCGTTAAACGAATGGCAGTTCATCCGATGCCGGCTGAACGTGCCATCGGCTTCGAGAAAGCCGCGCTCTGCCCACTGGCCCGTCACCACGTCAAAGCACCACGTAGCATTCGCCGTCGGGAACGTCAGCACATAGAAGGCGTGGCCGCCCTGCTGATACGAAAAGCCGATCGCATCGTCCACGCGCGAGTAAGACGACAGCGCCTGCTCGATAGAATGCGTGGAAATCCGCTCTGCCATATAGTTGCGGCCGGCGAACACCACGTTCTGCCCTTGCAGATCCTGTCCCAGCCAGAACAGCGCCAGATCGATCTTTGCGACTGAATGTTTGGCGGCGCACCCGTGCTCGATGAACACGCCCGGCATGCGGCCAAACGTGAAGTCCGTCGCGCCGGTGTTGTACCAGACCTCGGTTGTCAGTTCGCCGAACAGCCAGATTTCGCGGTGCATCACAGCGAGCGTCACCAGATTGTCCGAATACGTCGATTTCGACGCGATGTCGAGTGAATCGAACTTGATGTCGTCAAACAGCGAGATGTAGAACTGCTGGGTTCCTGGCTTGTTGAAGATGAAATAACCGTCGACGAAATCGACCTTATCGGCGCCATAGAAGGCCGGGTCGCCGACACCCGTCATGATGTTTTTCTTCAGATCGACCGTGAAGCCGTTTACCGAGCCGTCTACGATGAATGCATTGGTCCCGTTATCGACCATCGAGACGGGCCCGCTATTCGTCGTAAGCTGTCCGAGCACTGTATAAGTGAGCGAAGCATCGACGAAATAGACCGTGCTGCCAACTACGTCATAGCGATTGCCGTTGCTCGCGGTGTAGATGCCGCGGCTCTCACCTGGGGTCGGAGGCGCGGACACGAGCGTGAGGCCCGGCGTCGGGTAATAGGTGAACGGACACGGCGCGTCCTGCGGGTTCGCCTCGGCGTAGAGGTTCACGCAGCGCTGCGCCTCGGCGATCACGCTGCGCGTCTGGTACGCGCCGGTTGTGAGCGGGACTCGCATCAGTTGCTCGAATTGTCGCTGTAGATGTTGTAGCGCGATTTCGTCATCAGACCGCGCGGCATCGTCAGGGACGGAATCTGCGTGTTCATGCGCTTGATCACCCGCTTTGCGTTCATAGCGAGCCGCACCAGTGAAGGCGTCGGCTCAAGCTGATAGGACGGGCACAGGTAGATCGCGAGGTTGTAGCGCAGCGCCGCGAGATACGGCGGCGGCAGGTTGACGACAGTGGCAGCCGTGGCAAGCTGCGGCAGCGTCTCCATCGTCACGATGTGCAGCTCGTAGCTGCTGTTCGGGACTGGATAGAGGAACAGGTTGCCCAGCGGATACGACGAGTCGTAGAACGCGTATTCCGGGAACGACGACAGCGTCTTGAGGCTGATGCGCGAATAGTCTTCGCGCGCGTCGATCATGGTGATGCGGTAGTCGACCGCGCTGCCCGCGCCACTGCTTTGCAGGCGCGCATAGGCCGCATTGATCTTGATCGGCCGCGTGACATTGAAGTCGCCGCCGATGCCGACGGTATAGGAAACCGACCCGTTCGCCTGATGCGCGGTGTCGACCAGGTGATAGACGCTCAACCGCTCTGCATCCCATTGGCCGAGCATCATATTCAGCGTCGCCAGCGCGTCGGCCGTATCTTCGGCAGACACAGACTGTCCGATACCGAGTGCGCCGATATCCTTCAGCGCCAGCGTGATCAGATCAGTTCCGGTCGTCATGCCGTCACCAGCGCCGCGCGGATCTTGTCATTCGACCAGCGCTTATCGATCCTCACGCCGCGCTCGTCGGCGATCTTGATCAGCGCCTCGCGCTCGTCGCTCTGTTCCGGATCGGGCTCAGCGGGTGCCAGCGCCGCCTCTTCTTCTGCGCTGTTCACGAGCTTGTCGCCGACCCATTTGGGGTAATGCTGGAACGTCTCGGAATCGATGTGCACTTTCGGCGGGACATACTGCGCATCCGACCAGCCTTCGCCCAATGCATCAAGTTCTTCCTGCGTATGTACGATGCGCGACTTTTCGCCTTGTTTATGCGTCCACATCGGGAATTTTTCGTATGGCATGAACCACTCCAGAAGGATGCAGGGGCCGCACGTTATTCCGAACATGGCGGCCCCTTATCAATTAGCCAGCGATGCGGCAGGCGAGTTCGTTGTAGACCGGGCGCCACCCATACAAAACGTCGATACGGACCGGGAACGTATCCGTGCCGATCGCGTACTGGCGCACGATCCGCATGGAGATGCCCTTGTGGTTGCGGCGGCCGGCGAAGTCGACACCTTCCGGCATCACCAGGTCAGCCGTGGCCAGCGTGAAGGCGTTCTTGTGGTACGCCATATTCACGGTGTACTGCGTGCCCGCGGCAACGTCCCATGTGACGACAGCAGCGTTCGCCGGGCCGGCCGTGACGGTCTGATACTGCTGGTTCGACGCAGCCGTGTTGATCGCCGGGAAGATCGACAGCGTTGCATTGCCCGAGCCGTCAGCCGTGGCGGGGGTCAGCACCGTGAACTGGCGCAGCACGCGCGTCGATTGGCGCGATTGCGGGTTCACTGCGAACACGCCTGCGATGGTGAACGTATCGCCTGCGGCGACCGTGCCGCCTGCGCCCAGGCCGGTCACGAGCAGCGTGCTACCCGTTTGGCCTGCGCCCGATACCGTGCCGTTGGTACGCGTGCCTGCGGTCGCCTGACGGACGTTCTGGTCCATGCCGATATCGAAGCCCAGCGCCGGCACGAAGATGCCACTGGCGTACTGGTCGCTGATCTTCTGCGGCGCATTGAACAGGCCAGCAGCACCCTTCACCATCTTGCCGTTTGCAGCCGGGTCCCATACGGCAGCGCGCATGCCATCGCGCGGCGTGGCTTCCTGGTCGAGACGGGTGCCCGCATCCAGAAGAACCTGAATATCACTCGGCGTCGTGCCGGCGACACCGACTTGGTTGCCGACCGTGGTGTACAGACCGAGACCGTCCAGGTCGATCTTGTTAGCGATCGTCGCTGCGGCCGGAGCCAGATAGCGCTCAGCGAAGTCGTCGATATTCAGCGTTAGTTCCGACGAAGAGAACGTGAAGTCGACGTGGAACTGAGTGTCGAGCGTGACCGGAATTTCGGTTTCCTGCACGTTTTCGAGATTCAGGTTAGGTCCGGTCGTACCGACGAATCGCACCGGCTTGCGCACGTTGACGGTCGAGCCGACCTTTGCGCCCTTGACGGCGAACTCGTCGCTGTATTCCTTGTTCACGCGCGACGAGAACGCCAGGTTGTTTTCCAAGATCATCAACGTCTTGTCGAGGATCTTGCTGGTATTGAGAAGGGTATTAGCCATTTTTCAGCCTCATTTGGAGCCGTGTTTCTTCCACCACGCGATCTGCTCTGCGGTCGAGGCAAATTCCTCGGGCTCGACAGGCGAAGACCGTCCGCCGATCGGGTTGATCGGTGCGGGGGCGTTGGAAACGGGTTTGGGTTTCGCCTGACCGACCGTCGTTTCGAGACGGGCCAGTTCAAGCGCCATGCGCAACGGAGGAAGGGACAGCAGGCGTTCGGCGACTTCAGGGTTCTGTCCCAGGTGGTGCAGCACCTTGTGGCCGGCGTCCATCGCCGTGACGGCTTCGAGAAACTCGGGCGATGCGCCGCCGAGCATCTGGAACGTGCGCAGCGACGAATCCCACTCGTTGCCGAACTCGCCTTTGCCGGCGTCGAACACCTTGTTGCAGGCCTCATCAAACTTTTCCTGCTGGATGAGGCGCCTTGCTTCGGCCCGAATCTCGTCAGCGGTCATCTGCTTCGGTTGAGACTGGGTTTCTGCCGGCTGCTGGTATTGCCGCAGCCGCGCTTCGAGTTCTTCGCGCTGTCGTCTTTCCTCGTGTTTCTCCCGCGTGAGCTGGTCGATGCGGCGTTGAACCCAATCGGTCTTCGGCTTTTCCTGCTGCGCCTGCTGCTCGATCTGCTCTGCGGTTTGCCCGGCGCCCGGTTCCGTGCTGACTTCAGCGGGCTGTTGCGCCTGTTCCGTGGAGGCCGTAGGCGTGACGTTCTCTACTTCGGTTGAAGCGTTCTCTTCGGTTTGCATGGACGTGTCCAAGGATTGAGCCCGGTGATGCCGCACCGGTACGGAATGCAAAAAGGCCCGCTCCATTGCTGGAAACGGGCCTTCTGGAAAGC